ATTTTGTGATTATAGCAGGGCATGGGCGTTATGAAGCGGCTAAACTTTTAGGTTTAGAAGAAGTCCCAGTTATTGTTGCGGATGATTTAACCCCGGCACAGGTTAAGGCTTTTAGAATCGCAGACAACAAAGTAGCGGAGAGCGAATGGGATGAACTTTCTCTCCAAGCTGAATTAGAGCAGTTACTGGAAGAAGGCTACGATCTCGAATTAACAGGTTTTGATGATGAAGAGATAGAGCGACTTTTCAAGGAATTAAGAGAAAATGAAAATGTTGATGAAGAAAAGGAAGACGATTTACCAGGCGTTAAAGAAGAATTAGACCCATTTTCAAAAGAAAGAGATGTATGGATCTTAGGTGAGCATCTGGTGATGTGTGGCGACAGCACGAAACGAGAAGATGTTGAGAGGTTGATGGGTAAAGAGAAGGCTAATGTTATCCTAACTGATCCACCATACGACTTTGACGATTTGAGTTGGTTCAATAATGCTCTCTCAATAGCAAATAAGGAGAGTTGCGAAATTTTTGTGATGAATAGCGATAAGTATCTTGTTAAACTTGCATATAACTATTTTAATTATTTTAAGTATTTCTTCTCAGTTACACTAAAGCCTGGCATTTTAGTTAATAACAATATGCCAATAACGGCTCATGATTTAATTGCTTACTTCAGAGTAGGCAAAACAAAGTTCAAAAACCTATATGATGCATTTTCAACAGCTCTCGAAATTAATAAGCGGAAAGATGATATACATAGGCATTTAAAACCTGTTGCGTTATTTAAAGAGTTTATCATCCATTTTTCTGATGAAGAGGAGATTATTGTTGATCTGTTTGCTGGTTCAGGCACAACCCTAATTGCTTGTGAGGAAACACGAAGAAAAGCGAGGCTTATGGAACTTGAACCTGCTAATGTTGATCTAATTGTAAAAAGATATATCGATGCTTTTGGTAATGATGACATAAAACTCATTAGGGATGGGATGGAAATTCCGTTTTATGAGATTGAAGAGGAGTTTATGGCTCGTTTTGAGTGATACTAATGGAAGCTGAAGTTTTAATTAAACAGATGCCTGCAAAGGTTTTAAAAGCTTACGAAATTTGGACTAAAACACACTCTAATAAAAAAACAGCCGAATTAATAGGTGTTAGCGAAAGAACAATAAGCGTTTGGAAGAAGAAATACCGCTGGGGGGACATAGAGGCGGAAACTTTAGCAAGGATAATAGATGAAGCTAATGATAAAGTGTCTAAAATAAAAGAAGATCAACGAAAAATAGTAACTGCCGCTATAGCTTCAGCAATAAAACAATTAAAAGAAGGCAAAATAAAAGCACGCTCTTTTTCAGATTTAGTTACCCTTCTCAAATACCAGCTGGAGCTCGAAGGAGAGTTTAAACAGGATGTTAATGTTAATGTGTCACTTTCACTTGCCAGCCTCCACGAAGAATTAGAGAGAAGAAGGAGAGAAGCTGGGGAGGGGATGAAGGCTGAATAAGGTTGATTTTGTTGATTTATTAGCTCAATGGCAGAAAGATCCTATTCAATTTATTATTGATCTTTTTGGTGAGAAGCCCGACCCTCTCCAAGCAGATGTGCTAAAGGCGATATCTAAGAATAAGAAAATAGCAGTAAGGAGTGGTCATGGAGTAGGAAAAACTTGGTTAGCAGCACGAGCAGCAATATGGTTTTTTGTAACTCATCCTCATTCTAAGGTAATAACTACTGCTCCTACTTGGCAACAGGTTAGAAAAGTTTTATGGTCTGAAATTCATTCAGCGTTAAGAAAAGTTCCGCCAATTCTTAGAGATAATTTTGATATTTTAGATATGGATATTTATATGAAAGATAAGAATGGAGAGAGAATTCAAGATTGGTATATTACTGGGAGGAGTAGTGATAGACCAGAAAACATGCAAGGTTTCCACGCTCCTTACTTGTTTTATGTCATCGATGAGGCATCTGGTGTAAAAGATGAAATTTACGAGGCAATAGAAGGAAGTCAAACCACAGAGGCAAAAATGCTTTTAATAGGCAACCCAACCAAACCAGAAGGATATTTTTATGATGCTTTTCATAAGAACAGGGAGTTATGGGTTACTTTTCATTTATCCAGTCTTGATAGCCCGAGAGTGAGTAAAGACTGGATTGAAGAGAGAAAGCGAGAATGGGGGGAGGATAGCGTTTTATATAAGGTTAGAGTGCTCGGTGAATTCCCTGACGTAATAAGTAACGCTTTAATTCCGCTTCATTGGATTGAAAAGGCGATAAATGTTGATCTGCATGTTGATAATTTTGATGAAATCAGAATAGGGGTAGATGTTGCGAGGATGGGAGAGGATGAAACAGTAATAACTGTGATAGGGCAAAATGGAGAGCATATCAAAGTTATAGATATAATTTCAGCTCAAGGAAAAGAAACAACTTGGACAGCAAGGAGAGTCAAGAGGTTATATGAGAAGTATAACGCTAAAATAGTAAATGTTGATGATACTGGTGTAGGTGGTGGAGTAACAGACTTATTAAAAGAGGAGGGCGTAAAAGTCAATCCAATTAAGTTTGGAGCATCCCCTACAAGGGGGGAGGCTAAACTTCTTTTCGCTAACTTAAAAGCCCAAATTTATTATGAGCTAAGAGATTATTTTGATCCTTCTAAAGAGCAGATGATAAGCATCCCAGACCACCCAAAGTTGATTAGGGATCTTTCAGCGTTAAAACAAGATTACACGAGCAGAGATTTAATAAAAATCATTGATCCACCAAAAAGCCCGGATTACTCAGATAGTTTAGCTTTAGCGGTTACGAGAGTAGGGAGAAGAGAGGTTTTAAGACCACCAAGCGTTTTTTTGGGGTGATATAGGTTGGTAGAAACTAAATGGTATGTAGGAACTGTGGGCGTTAAGCTTGTCGTTGAAACAGGACAGGATTTATCTACTGCTTTTCAAGTGAGCGTTTTAGTAAAAAAGCCTGATGGGACACAAGAAGAATGGATAGGAACTGCTAACGGCACACAGATAGAGTATATTATTCAAAATGGAGATTTAGACCAAGCTGGAATCTACAGAATTCAAGCAAAGGTTACTTTTGCGGATGGATCTGTTTGGTATGGACATACAGATGTTTTAGTAATTTATGAGTTATTTGAGTAGGGGGTTGATAAAAATGGGTAAAGAAAAGTTTGGGTTAAAAGGAAAGGTAAAAATACGAATTTTTAAGGCGAAAACAGGCGAAGTTATAGAGGAAGAGTTTGATAATTTGGTAGTGAACGCTGGAAAAGCAGAAGTAGCTAAATTAATTGGCTCTGGGCTTGGAGGAACAGCATTTGGTTATATAGCGATTGGAACTGGGACTACAGCGGAAGCAGCAACTGATACAGCAATGGAGGTAGAATTAAAGAGGAAAGCCGCAACTGTTACAAGCGTTACAAGCAACATTACTAACGACACCGCAAGATTTGAAGCAACATTTAGCTCTGATGACGGGCTAACTGGAACTTCCGCTGTTACCGAATATGGGTTATTTAACGACCCCACCGCTGGAACTATGCTCAGCAGAGTAGTTCAATCAGCTAAAAACCTGGACTGGGACGCCGGGGACAGTCTCACCGTCACGTGGGATATTATTGTCAGCTGATTTTTTTGCTTTTTACCTACTAACTAAATTAAGTAAGCAGGTGAAGTAAAAATGACTTGGCTAACAGGGTGGACGTATAGACGAAGCATCACCATAACGGAGCAAAGCGGGAGTGATTTAACAGATTATCAAGTAAAAATAGAATTAAATAGTTCAAACTTTGACTTTTCTAAAGCAAATGCTGATGGTAGCGATATTAGGTTTGCAGCAGAGGATGGGACAACATTATTGCCTTATTGGATTGAAGAATGGGATAGCGGTAATCAAACAGCAAAGATATGGGTAAAAATTCCAAGTTTGTTAGCAAATTCAAGCATAACGATTTATATGTATTATGGGAACGAGAACGCAGTAAGTGAGAGTAACGCTGAAGAAGTTTTTGACTTTTACGACGATTTCAACGGCACGGATTTAGACTTTAGCAAGTGGAAGAAAGAAGGGAACTTAAATTATTCACTATCTAACGGCATGTTAACAATTGAGGAGACAGCGGGAACATGGGGGTTTATACGACCGCTTAAGAATTTTCCATCAAGGAACATAGTTTTTGAGGCCTACAGGAAACATAACAGTGGGTCAGAAGTGAATCATTATATACACAATTATGATGCAAACAGGAACATATGGGAGAATAAAAGCTGGTATAGGGCCGAAACAAGAACCACAGACACTTATGGAAACAGTGGGTCAGAAGTGAATCATTATATACACAATTATGATGCAAACAGGAACATATGGGAGAATAAAAGCTGGTATAGGGCCGAAACAAGAACCACAGACACTTATGGAAACAGTGGGTCAGAAGTGAATCATTATATACACAATTATGATGCAAACAGGAACATATGGGAGAATAAAAGCTGGTATAGGGCCGAAACAAGAACCACAGACACTTATGGAATAACCCGTTATACTCAGAGTGACTCTTCACAAACACAGTTATATCGCACATCTTTAGAAATTAACATTTTTAGGCTTTACAGCGTTGCGATCGATGACACGAATATTAAATTTTACGTTGATAATGTTTTAAAGTATAGTGAAGCCTGTAGGCTTTCAGAACTGGACAGGCTTTATTATTCAATATCTTTATGGTACTATGGAAACGGGACTATAGACTGGGTGAGAGTGAGAAAATACGCAGATCCAGAGCCGACTTTCACGGTTAGTGCTGAGGGAGTCCCTATATCAGGTATAGTAAAGTTGTCAGATGGAACGCCCGTGAGTGGTGCTACTGTAATCTGTATAAGGGAAGACACTAATACAATAGTTGGAGTTACAACATCGCAAACAGATGGGAGTTATACTGTTTCGGCTGCTGAGGGAGTTAAAAATACCGTTATAGTAATTCCATCTGATGGCACACAAAATGGAGATATTAAGTGTCATATAGTGCCTTAACGGTGGCATAAATGACTTATACCCCTCCTTCATCAAACAATGTGGAACTAACTATACAAACAAGTTATTCATCACCAGCATCTACAAACGTAGAGCTTATAATAGATTTAGGTGTAGTAACTTACTCTATTACAATAGTAGAAGGAATGACTTTAGTAAGTTCTCCAGCCAAGCAATTAAGCAGGGTACAACAAATAGCATTAACTTTAACTTTAGCAGAGGATTTACAAAAAGTATTACCTTTGCTTGTATCAAATACTGATAATATAACTTTAAACGAGAGCTTATTAAAAAAGGAGTTGGTGAGAAAGCTACTTAGCGAGATTATAACTTTAACTGAAGACTTGGCTAAGCAAGGCGTTCTTAATTTACCTTTATCAGAGCTTTTGTTTTTGGATGAAGACACTACCACAGCGGGAGACTTCAAGTCCGGCTTAGTTGATAATGTTACACTCGTCGAAGCGATATTTTATATTAAGCAGTTAAACAGCATTTTGAAAGAGAGCATTAATATAAATGAAGTAACAGCATTCACAAGTTTAATAAATAAAATACTATCTGATTTAGTAAACTTAATTGAAAATGTAGATTTAAAATCAGGAAGCGGGCAGTATATAGTAGATACATTATCTCTTTCAGAGGAGAGAAGGCTTAATTTATTAAGCGCATTAGTAGACAGCGTTGTTTTGCAAGAGCTTTTAACGAAAGTTTATACTGCCTTCATACAAAATATAGAGAACATACATCTGAGCGAAAAGACTGAGAGGAGGATTGGTATAAGCTATAGCGAGGCAATAACTCTATTAGATACAATCATAAAAGAATTAAAAATTATACTGTATGACAACATAGCATTAAACGAGTTTATTACTTATCATTTAACAGCTTCTCTTTTAACTGAGATAATGTTAAACGAAGCCCAGCAAGGGAGCGCTTACTTAACGGAACAAATCCTCGACACGTTAGGGTTAAGCGATCAAATTGATGTAATCCGTCAATTGCTCACTATTTCCGGCGAGTATAATTTAGTTTCATTGATTTTAACGGCTAAATTGCTTAATTCTGATATTGGAGCGATAATAAAGTTATACTCTTTAATTAAAAAAGAGGAGGATATATGATGAAAATTGATTTAAAAGGTTTATTTAAACAAAAGCAAGTGCCTAAGCCTCCAGTAGAACTTAGAAAATCAAACTCATCTACTTTGGAATATGCACAATTAACAACAAAAGCATATGCTTTAGATAGAGAGCTCTTAATCTTATGTGAGAATGCTTATTTAAGTGAGCCCTTAACCAGAAAGGGAATACTGAAACGAAGCCATGATACTTTTGAGAGATGGATCACAATTATAACAGAAAACGAAGCAATAGAAGAAGCCTTTTATGAGCTCGAGGATAAAACAGACTTGAAAAATAAATTAATTGACCTGCTTAAAAACGCAATGATCTATGGCGTTGGTTACTTAGAGATAATCTTTGAAAACGATGATAGAAGAGCTGAGGAAGAGCCTCCTAAAACGCCAATCATAGGGATTGAATTAATAGATCCAAAGACAATTTGCCCAGTTTACCAGTCTGATCCTAAAAAAGAAGATTATGGAGAACTGCTTTATTATGAGCAGAGAATAAACGAACTGCCGGGTTATGGGCTCAAAATTCATCCAAAACGGATAATTGAATTTAAATACGATACGATAGGCGATGGAAAGAGACCAATCGGTGTTATAGAACCGATGCTTTATGTTATTGAAGCCAAAATAACGCTAGATAAAGCGTCTGGAAAAATACCCAAAAAAGTGATCTCTCAGATTATAACTGCTACTTTAAAAGGTGATGGTGTTACTCAGCAACTATTAGATGAATGGGCAAAGGCTTTTGCGAAAATGGAAGATGTAGGTCGTTTCGTTACTCCCGAAATGGTAGAAGTGGATATTAAAGAGGGAGGAAAGGCTTTAGATATTAAGCCTTATTCAGAGCATTTAATCTATCAGATAGCTGGAGGAGTAGGAGTTCCTTATACCGTTTTGCTTGGATCAGGGCACGGAACATTAAGCACAGCTGAAACTAATTTAAGAGATTATTATAGTGATCTAAAAGACCTTCAAGTAAGATTTACACCGATAATTACGAGATTACTGGACTGGGAGCTTGAAGCGAGAGGAATTAGCGGAGATTATGATATCGTATGGAACGAGATTTACGCTGATGAAAAGAGCGAAGCAGAGGTTTTAGCTACAAAAGCGAAGGCAATAGACCTTCTTCTTATGAGCGGAGTTATAAGCGTTAATGAAGCAAGAGAATATCTTAACCTGCCCCCTTTGGAAGAAGAGGAATTGATGGAGAGATACGGCACACCAGTCAAAAGAGGTAGGTATGCTCATGGCTAAGCCTGATCTCGATATTCTGTTTAAAGTTGTAGATGATCTACTGTATAATATGCTCGAGGCGACTAAGGAAGGTAGTATTAAGTATATAGAAGAAGCGTATAAGAAAGGGCTCGATAAAGCTAACTCAGATCTCAAAAAATATGGTTGGACTTTTGATATTCCTCCGGATCCTCACAGCATTGAATTTTTAGAGCAATACACTTTTGATCTGATTACAGGCGTAGGAGAGGATGTAAGAAAGGAAATACGGAGAGTGGTTAGGCAGGGAATTTTAGACGGTAAAAGTATGCAAAAAGTAGCGAAAGAGTTGAGAGATGTAGGTTTTACAAGAAAGAAATGGCGATTAAACACTATCGCAAGAACTGAGGTAATGAGAGCAAGTAATTATGGAAGGTTAGAGGGGTATAAAAAAAGCGGAGTAGTGAAATACAAACAATGGCTTACTGCTTTTGATGATAGGACTTGCCCAGAATGTGAGGCGATGAATGGAGAAATAGCGGAGATAGATAAGCCTTTTTCGTCTGGAGAACAAGCTCCTCCTCTTCATCCTAATTGTAGATGCACGATTGTTCCAGTTTTTGAAAAAAAGGAATTAAGACGGCATTATCATTTTGGTAGAAAGGGGGAGTTAAACGTCAAGAGGATAGAGGCAAAATTTGCGAGACATCTTCAAAATAGCTTTAAAGAGATTATTAAGGCAGTTATAGAGCTAATAAGCCAATATTGGGGTGTTTTAGCTTGACTGGCATCGAATTAATTGGGTTTAAATCACTTAATAAGAAGCTACAGCAGTTAGAAGAGCTGGATAAAAAAATAGAGATAATAGCTTTAATGGTTGAAAAAGAGGCAAAGGAACTTTGTCCCGTTAGAACTGGTCGTTTAAGGGCGTCTATCCATGCTGGAAAAGAAAACAAATATACTCATTATGTAGGCACGAATGTAGAATATGCTCCTTTTGTCGAGTTTGGAACGAGAAAAATGAGAGCACAGCCGTATTTACGCCCTGCAGTTAAAAAGGTAGTTAATTATGTGAAACAACAAGGAATAAGCTGGTGGATAGATTGAACGGAGAATATGACGAAAAGTTTGGAAAGATTTTTGAAAAACTTGAAAATCAGGAAATGATTTTACAGGAGATAAAAGAGAGATTAAAGGCAATTGATACGCTACAAGAAAGGGTTCTTAGGTTAGAGTTATGGGCTACTCACCACGATAAAATGCATATGTTAGATAATAAAAACATTATTATCGATAAGCAGACAGGGTTGGCTATTTTAAGCATTTTAGCCGCAGGAGGCTTTTTTGGTTATATACTTAGTTTAATATTAGGGGGGTGAAAATAACGAAGGAAAAAGTAAAACTAACAGTAGGAATTGATAAGGGCGAACTTTTAGAAGAAGGCACAATTATTAAACTTCCACTCTCAACGATACTTAGCGAAGGAACGCATAACGGTATTCTCTTCTTAGCCGAAGAAATAGAAAAAGCAAAAGTCCCTCAGGTTTTTCCGCTTACATTAAATCATAGTAGGGATGTTGAGGATGAAGTAGGATGGTGGGAGAGTCCAAGAGTTGAAGACAATAAACTAAGAGCAATCCCAGTTATAAATCTCGAAACGTCAAAAGGTAAAGCCGCATTAGGATACGTAAAGAATAGGCTTCAAGCTGGGTTAGTTCCAGAAGTCTCTGTTGAAGTATGGGCTGATATCGATACAGACGATAAAGGTAACAGAGTTGCGAGGAATTTAGAAATAGATAAGGCTTCTTTAGTCGATAGAGGAGCATGTAATCCAGAAAAAGGCTGTGGTATTGGTTTAAAGGAGGGGATAAAGATGGGTGTTGTTCCTAAGCACCCGTGGAAGTATGGTAAAGACGCTGAAAGCTCCTGGAGTAAACCAAATCTAAGCGATTTTACTTCAAAGAGATGGGATGAGCTTTCAGATGCAGAGAAAAGGACTATAGCAGGGCATTTTGCTTGGGCTGAGAAAATGCCTCCAGAGACTTATGGACAATTAAAACTGCCTCACCACGATCCAAAGTCCCACGCCGTGGTTTGGAACGGAGTTAGAGCCGCAATGGCAGCATTAATGGGAGCAAGGGGAGGCGTTAATATCCCAAGTGCTGATAAAAAGAAAGTTTACTCACACTTATCTGCACACTATAAAGAATTCGATAAACAGCCACCAGAGGCGAAATTTAGCGAAGAAGGGGAGATTTTAGAGTTTAGATTTTTTGAAGGAGAAGAGGAGTTTTTTGAAATGGAGGACGGAGTTATGAATGAGGAAATACCGGAAATGGAGGAGCAACAAGAAGTGGAAGCAACTATTGAACAAGAAGAGAATAAGCTTGAATTCTGCAAGGATGAATATGAAGCTCTTATTAAAGAAAAAGAAGAAGAGATTTCTAAACTTAAAGCAGAGATTGAAGAGCTAAAGAAACTTTATGAAGACGCTAAAGCGAAAGTAGACGCTTATGAGCAGAGAGAAAAAGAAGAGCTAATAAACGAGTTAAAGAAGCTTAACCCCGATTTTGACCCAAAAGGGAAAGAATTGGAGGAATTAAGGTTTTTGGTTGAATTTGCGAAAGGCGTTAAGAAGTTTGGGCGTAAGAGTTTGGTTATTTCGCCCGTTGAGGACGATCCGAGGAAAAAATATGAGGAAATTTTGAGAATGAAAGTTAAAGAAATGTTAAGGAGGAGTGAATGAAAATGGTAGATGTAGCTAAACTTCAAAAGGAGTTTGAGGAACTTGCAACTACTACTACAAGCGATATATCAGCTATTATAAAGAGCGAAGTATTTTCTAAGCTAATAGTAGATGAGGCAGCTCTTGGTAGGAAACTTGCCGGGATTATCTCTGCAGTTCAAGAAGACCTGCAAAAAGGCGATGGCGATACTATAAAAGTTAGAATATTCCCCAAAATTTCCGTCGCTCAGGTAGCGGAAGGAGCGGCTAATGAACTTGCGGCTTATCATCCATTCTCTTCAAGCGTGACGATAAACAGGTATTCTGCTACGGTCCCACTAACAGGACAGAGCATTTACGAGGCATCTGTAGATCTACAGGCTAAGATTATTTCAAGATTAGCAGATGCATGGGCTGAGAAAATGGATGAAGTAATCACCCAAAAGCTCGACCTAGGAGCGGCAACAGGAACAAACTATACTCCAGCCGTTAAAGAAGTTCTCGCTTCAGCGGGAGACTTTTCAGACTTTTACGCTAAGCTAAAAGCTCTCGTTGATACTATGAGATATAGCAAGGGACTTAACCCAGATTATCTTATTATACCAAAAGAGATTAAAGCACAACTTATAAGCGATTATGAAGATGGAACAAAGAGGTATGCAATAGAAGTCGATGAGAATGGAGAGCTTAAGAGCGTGTATGGGCTTAAAGTAATAGTTGCTCCTTTTGCATCATCGGATAAGACACCTAACCAAGTCGTTGCGGTTGTGCTCGATAGCTCTATAGCAGTTGTCGAAGCAAGAGGAAAACCAGCCCTATTTGAAGAAAAGAGAGAGCCTGAGTATGACATCTACAAAGAAGTGTTTAACGCATACTGGGGAGTAGATGTTGTTAAAGCAGATCTCGACGGTAATAGCATAGCTGAAGCAATAGGTATTGGACAAGTAGTGAACCCAGAGGCCTGATAGCGTAGCTTTTCTTTTTCTTTAATTTAATTTACTTTTAGGAGGAAACCGTGATGCTTTACGGTGATTTATTAAGTATCAGGGCTTTAACAGGTTTAACGAGTGAAGACGTTAGCGATGAAGAGATTGCTCAGGTTATGCAGTTAGCTAATAGAATTGTGCTTAAGACTACTCAGGGAAAAATAATCAGAGAACAGCCAAGACAGCTAGGGAGCGATAGGTTAGTTTATCAAACTAATTATTATCCAGTTGCGGATACGGATGGAGATGGACAGGTTACGAGTAACGATATTAAAGTAGAAGCGTTAAACCCAATCGCAAGTTTTGATATGTGGCGAACTTTACAAATAGACCAAATAAATGCTGATTATGGACTTATAAAACTATTAAACGCTCCAGCAGATGGAGAAAGGGTATTTGTAACATATTCATATATCCCTGATGGGATCACGAAAGAAGATTTAGATGATTTAGTTAATCTGCTTACTGCTCACATCCTCACTTTAAGACTGCAGAACCCAGATACGGTTGCGATTACTGATTTAGGCGCTAATGAGCTTGTTATCAAAAAACAGGAGACTAAGTTCTTAGATGTGTATAAATTAAAACTAAACACAGTTATGAGCATAAAATGGATGAGGAGTATTGAGCCATGAGTGATTATAGAGCTGAGTTAAAAACTAGGCTTAGTGGCATTACTTATACGGATAAATTAAACACAGTTCAAGCGGTAAACGTTTATTACGAGGAGGATCTAACGCAAGGGAAAGCAAGATTTAAAACACCCGCATTGATTATAAGGGGAATTCGACAGTTAATAGACCCTATGGATATTGGTTGGAACTTATATGATGAGCTTTACGAGATTGATGTAACTTTATACTTAAAATTGCGGAGTGATAGTTATACTGCTTGGACTGTGAGGGAGGAAATTACTCATCAGATGATTTCTCTTGCGAAGCAGAATAAGGACGGGCTAACAGCTGATGATCTTTACTTAAAGCTCGTTGAAATTATTGATAGGAATTATTTGGAAGAAGTTGGAATTTTAAGGAGGGATTTTAGTTTTGAAATTTACAAGGAGGGATAAGTTTGGCGTATCAATGGATAAAAATGGGCAATATAAGTAATAAAGGTGTTTATATCGGGCTTTTAGCAAAAGAAGACGATTTAACCATCGAAAAAGACTTAGAAGAAGAGTATTATATTCATTCAGTTCATCCATTAGAAGTAAGAAACGCAAAGGTAGCCCCTTCTGGGAGTATAACACTTCCGCTGAAACCAGAAGACGGCTTAGATGAATTACTTTACGCTTTCTTTGGGACTGTATCGACATCTTCGACATCTGAAACTGGTCCTTACACTCATACTTTCACAGTAAAAGAGAAAGATATCCCAGAATTTGAGATTATAAAAGCAATCGGCTCAATACAGGAGAAATATACTGGGTGTAAAGTTAGAAGTATCGAGATTTCAGCTAACGCAAGTGGAGAGTTTGAGGTTACAGTTGAAATAGTAGCAAAGAATGGACAGCAAGTTACAGGTGAAACAGAAGGAACTTATACGTTATCTAAGACTATGAAGGTCACATCCTCCTCAATCACGTGGGGAGGAATTGAATATGGTATAGGCTCTGCAACAATTACACTTGAAAGAGATTTAGCAGAGGATGGCTTTTACTTAAATAGCGACGCTGGAAGGTCTGTAATTCCAGAAGGAAACTTTAAAGCGAGTGTTAAGCTCGATGTTTTAGTAGATGACGTGACGTTTATCCAAGACTTTTTAGCAGGGACTACAAAATCATTAGCAATCACTTTCCAGAATGCAGATGGACAGAGCCTTGTTATTAATATCCCAGTCGGGGTTATTGTTAGCAGGGCAAAATCCACTGATGTTGGCAAACAGCTTTTAGTTGAAGAAGTGGAGATAATTGGAATTGACGACGGCACAAACGGATCTGCATATGTTGAATTAACTAATTCTATCGCTTCATATCCGAGAACTTAATTAGTTATTTTTTTATTTTTTTATTTCAAAATCCAAACTGTTTTTATAAAACAATTATGTAAAAGCACTGACCTCCTCCCCGCCCTGAAGGGCGAGGCTTTCAAAAGAAAAAGGTATTGCGTATTAGTTAATTATCCTAATAAGTAGAATAGGCTAACGACTATAAGGTAAAATGAGAGGAGGAGATAAAAATGGAGTTTATGGAATTTGAGTTTAACGGTAAAAAATACGTAGCAAGGGAGCCCAGCGGTTACCAACTATTAAAATTTACAGAAAAATACATGGATGATAACGGCGAAGTAAAGAGTAACGTATCAAAAGCAGATATGATTATCGAGTTAGTAAATATGATTTTCGGTATGAGTATTGAAGAGCTTAAGAAAATGAAGTGGAGCGAATTACAGTTTTTAAACGAGAAAGCTAACGAGTATTTACAGCAAATTCTAAGCGGTGAGCTGGGAAAAAAGCAAGAATAATCGCAAAACAGCTTTTAAGCAATAAGCCTTATTTTTTTGCTGGTTCTGATAAGGACGCTTTTGCTATTTCTTTAAAGCTTCAAGCTATAATCATAGCTAAGTATTTCAATATTTCCCCAATTGAAGTTTTAAGCTGGAAATATTCTGAAATGAGGGAGATAATAGAGCTTATTGAAATAATTGAAGAAGCTAATTCTGATAAAAATAACTCAAATAAGACGGTTTATGATGTTGAAGAAAGATTAAAAAGAGTAAAAGGCGAGGGAGATGGCGAATGAAACGTTAAAAGTTATCATTTCCGCACAGGATCAGGCTACAGGAGCAATAAGGAGAATAGCAGAGAGCTTAAAAGACCTAAAAGGGACGGCTATTTTAGCAGGAGCAGCATTGGGAGCATTAACCCTCAAAAAGAGTATAGACGCTTTTACGGATTTTCAGAGTGCTTTAAAACAATCAGTCGCTATTATGGGCGATGTTTCAGCAGAAATGGAAAAAGCGTTAGGTAAAAAAGCGTTAGAAATTTCAAATAGTCTGGCTGTAAGCCAAGAAGAAGTCGCAAGAGCTTATTATTACCTTGCCTCAGCTGGTTTATCAGCAAAAGAAGTTATGGAGAGCGTTACCGATGTTGCTAAACTTGCAGTTGCGGCTCATATGGATATGGCTGAAGCTACAGATATAGCAGTCAATACTATGAAAGCTTTTGGTTATGAAGCTAAGGATCTTTCAAAGATAAATGATATCTTAATCGCTACTGTTACCAAATCAAATACAAACTTAGCCCAGTTGGGAGAAGCTATGAAATACGTTGCTCCTTTTGCAAAACAGGTTGGCTGGGAGCTTAGCGAAGTATCAGCCGCAATTGGTCTTCTTGCAGATAGAGGTATAAAAGGCTCACAGGCTGGAACTTATTTAAGACAAGCTATCGCTCAGTTAGTCGACCCAACAGATAGCGCTAAGGAAGCGATTGAAAGATTAGGGCTTAAAGTGGAAGATTTAAACCCTGAAACTCACAGCTTAACAGAAATACTACAAAAGTTAAGCGAAGCCGGAGCTACAACCTCTGATATAATGCAGATCTTCGGCGTTAGGGCAGGCTCTGCAATGGCCGTTCTGATGCAAGTTGGAGCTCCAGCATTAGAGGATTTTAATAATAAACTTAAAGAGAGCTCAGGTATTACTGATGAAGTTATGGCAAAACAACAAGAAGCTTTTGGAGAACAATTCAAGATTTTAAAGAACAATTTAACCTCGATTGCAATCACTATAGGGAGTGTCGTTGTCCCTGCCTTAAATTCCCTTCTCAATCCATTGTTAGAATTATTACAAGCGTTTAACTCACTCCCAGAACCAATACAAAAGACAGCGGGAGCTATAATTGCATTAGGGTCTGCGTTAATGGTAGTTTTAGGAGTAGTAAAAGTAGTGTCTGGCGTTGCGGGGTTCTTAGGCTTAAGCGGAGCAATTAGTAGCATAGCGGGAGCAGTAAGTGGGGTTTTACCTGCCTTGGGAGCTTTAGCAGGAGCAATAAGCCTTCCAGTCCTTGCAATCGGGGCTTTAATTGCGGCTATTGGGTTATTGGTATTTAACGTTGGAGGAGCGAGAGATAAGTTAAAAGAGTATTTAGGGACAATAAAAGACGCTTTTGTTTGGGCGTTTAATACGATTGAAGAGAAAATGGTTAATTTTGCTTCTGATATGTATAATGCGGCTCTAAATATCGGGAGATCGATTTTAAATGGTATTAAAGACGGGCTTAGCAATATCTGGAACATAATAAAAGAGACATTAACGAACCCTATAAATCAGGCTATCGACTGGATTAAAGAGAAATTAAAGATAGGCTCACCTTCTAAAGTCTTCGAAGAAATTGGACAGAGCATAGTTGAAGGTTATGGAGCCGGGTTAAAGAGTATTCAAAAAATAAAGCCTGTTTTACCAGCGTTACAAGTTAAGCCAATGCCTACACCTGCCCAGGCAGGTGGAGGACAGGCTAATATCGTGATACGGCTTGAAGGAGTAGCTATACGAGAAGATAAGGATATCGATAAGTTAGCAGAAGAAATTGAAAAGCGGATTGGGAGGAAACTTAGATGGTAGATTATTCAACTCATATCACAGAGGGCGTAACGTTATCTGAAACGCTTTCTTTTTCTCTTTTAAGCGATACGCTATCAGTACAAGAAAGCTTATTAAATTTACTTTCTACAGTTTTAAGCGATACGCTATCAATACAAGAAAGCTTATTAAATTTACAGGAATTACCGAGTAAAGTATATAAAAAACCCATCGCAACTTTCTATTTGGATGGCATAGAGAAAGGAATAAAGAGCTTTTCAATTAAGACAGACCTGAATGGAAGGGCTGAAGCAACAATAATTACATATGATGATACGATTACAGAGAGCGATATTTTAAAACCTGTCGAGCTCAAATTAACTGATCAGCTTAATAATGCTACAATAACTTTATTTAAAGGAGTATTAGTTTCTTTTAGTGAAAATAAGCCTGACAATGAGCTTAGGCTTGAATGTAGGGGATTAGATTATTATCTTGAAAATGATCTATTTCTAACTTACGATGCTCAGGCTCAGACGGTAAACGGTGTTTTTGAATATAAGCAGACGAGAGCAGACGATATTGCGAAAGCTATCATTACCTCGACTCCTTTCACATTAATAGAGTGCCCGACTACTCCTATAAGCTTAAAATTCGATTATGAAAATAGATTAAGTGCTTTACAGCTTATAGCAGAGATTTTAAACAAAATCCTCTGGATTGATAATAACTACGGCGTCCACATCGGAGATAATTCTGGATTATTTACAATAAACGAAATAAAAGCGAAGGAATTAACTAAAAGCGGAGATGAAACGTATAATAAGATTATCGTTATTGGAGGTAATGATGGGACTGGGAAAGTTCCAGTCGGAATCGCAGAGGATACAAATTTAATCGCTCAGCAAGGAGTTAAGGCTAAAAAGGTAAGTGTTCCACAGATACTAGATAAGGATACAGCATCATTATTAGCTAAAGCATACTTAGATACTTATAGGAATATTAATTATAATCTATCTCTACAGTTACCTGCAAAATTCAAAAACTACTTAATCAACATTGGTAATCAAATAACGGTTGATGCTATTAATTATATCGTATCTTCTTTAACCTTAACCGATAGTGAAATAACCTTAGAAGCAAATCCAGTAAGAGTCTATATTAATTTAAGGAACTATTTAGAAAGACAACTTAAGCAGATAGATACTGCTACTTCTTCAAGCACATTTTACAATGAAAGCCCCGAACTAATAGTCCTATACGAAAAACTAGACTTAGACCCGGCTTATTATGGTGGGGCTATCGCTAAGACGGTAGAAGTAGACGGGACAGAATACACAATTTTAAACGTAATGCATGTTTATATACCCGACACATTTACAATAAGCGGCGGGGAGTTACGTATAAGATGGATAGGGGACGAATCACCAATATCTTTTAAAATAGTGGTCAATGGGATGTTATATAATATAAACTCGGATGGGACGGCTACGGACGGGGATTATTTATATCATGTAGATATTCTGGCGGATTCATTAAAAACCGGATGGAATGATATTTATTTCGTTGAATAGGGGGGAAATAAAGATGGTTAACAAAATGATGGTTAACAAAATTATAGCAGAGCTTATTATAAGGGGCTATTCAAAAGCGACCCCCAACGAAGACATTTTAGTAGAGAGTACATACACCGAAAAATACCCCCCATGTGTTAGTTACACTTATGAAGAAAGAGCAAACACTTTAAGCGCTTTAGTTCGTTCGAATTATGAAAGCGGCGGTGTTAAATTTTGGTATTATCATAACTCTTTTGAAGAAGACCCACCAATTTTAACTTTATTAACGTTTTCGGGTGGTGCCGGTTATTTATCGTGGGGGTACACACGAAAAGACAGTAACGACATTGATAGGCTAAATAACGACATTGATAGGCTAAATAAAGGGGTTTTAGAGATGCCTCCCGGTTCATTCATCCAATTAGGGGATAACTCAAATTTGGTTTATGTTGATGATGCACGCATTTATTTGTTAGCATGCCCTGGCGACAAATTAAGGTTTGAGGTATGGGAGTACAACGTGGGATTATACACTTCCGGAGAGATTGAAGGTTCGGGAGAATGGGCTAAAGTGGTTATTGCGTATGGGGGTCAAGGCGGAACTGCAGGGATTATTAAACTTTATGCGGACAGTAACAACAAAAATAAGATTTTTTTGGATGGGTTCAACTTTGCGGGGGTATTTTGATGTTTAAAAACATAATATCAGAATTAACAAAAAAATGGAAAATTAGGCTTATTTTTTGGATTTTTGCCGGGGTAATTATCATTTTTTTGTTAAAAAATTACGGCTTAATTTGGGCTTTAATTTGGCTTTTATTTGCCGTTTTAGGGGATGAATTGATTAAAGAAGGATACGTGTTTAAGGTTAGGGATTTGGGCAAATTAACCCATGAAACAATAGCCGCCGTTATTGCTTTTATTATTTCAATTATCTGTGTGATAAGAAAAAGGGGGTTAAAGCGATGATATTCCCTGATATAGAAGATAAAGACCTTGCTATGGTTTGTTTACTAATTTTGGGCACCTTCATAATAGTTTACTATGGAAAAGATGGTAAGGACTTATTAGAATTAATAATAGTCGGCATTTTAGCACTAGCGGGTGATAGCTTAAAAAGAGTAGTAAAAGCAGTAAAATAAAAAATCAAAACTCAAACTCCTCTAAATCAACAACGTCGTCGAGATTAACTTCGTATGCGAACTCAACGTCAACCCTTTCAACAATATCATTTAGATTCATTATAATATATGCAAACGCTGCTTCCGTGTTTCTTGCTATAGTATCTCTGATGAAATTCTCGAGCGTATAAAACTCATCGAAAATTCTTTTCAGCTGAGCTGAATCGAAGCTCAGTTCAACTCTTTCATCATCTACTTTCTTTACGTCGCAGTAGTTGAGCTCGTAGAAATACTCTGCGAGCTGGTCTGCATTGCAGTACACATTTTTCGCATTCAACACAACTTTCATCTTCATCTCCAACACCTCCACTATTCTCTTTCAAAACTATTCTCTTTCAAAAGGTGTTATTACGTAGTGCCTCCTTTCCACTTTACTTACTTTTTTGTACCCCTCCTCCACCATCTCCATCATTTTATCTACGTCCCCCCAATCCAGGTCCACAACTTTGCCGTACTTGTTCACTCCACATATCCATATTGCATTGGGTATCCTCTGTGATACTGAATATTCTATGAGGCAGCATTCTGATATTTTTATTGCATCCCAGTACCCGTCTTTTAGTTTGTCTAGGAGTTTTTTGAAAATGTCTAAGTGCTCTGTAGCCTCGAATATAATGTAGAACCCTGTATTCAATGCCTTGCCTGCACTCTTTTCCACAACCACATGTATATCCTCAAAGTTCCCAACTTTCCTAACTTCAAAATACTCCACCACTTCCAACACCTCCACATGTCTTCTTCAATATATATTATGTTTCTAATGTTTATAAACTTTTCGGTCCATCACCCATCACGCTCCTTTAGCTTTATTTCTCCTATCCTCAATTTCAAGCCCAATCAAGAATGCTCTTAACTCTCCGTAGTTTCTTGCTGAAAATACTACTATCTTGTCCTCATTTAAAACGATATAAGCCCTCCCTATTCTTTCAAGAGCATAACCGTATTCTTGTAGCTTTTGTTTGTAGTATTCAAAAACTGCTTTTGAACGACGACCCATCACCCATCACGCTCCTTCAATCCCCAAAACGCCGTTAATATTTCTCCATAATATCTATAGTCTTTTTTATAGTCGAGGTACCTCTTAAACGATTGAACGTATTTCTTTCTCATAGTATTGGATCTTAGCCAATATGCCTCTCTGATATCTTCTACCGTAATGGCATCTAAGTCTCCGACGTCCCTTTCTACTTTTCTAAGATAGCGGTAGATAATAGCAATGTAATTTTCTGAATATCGTTCTTTTAGCCAGTCATCGAAAAAAATAGGAATAGAAGGCATTACTGATCACCTTTCTAACATGTATATTAATAAATCCAATTGCTTTTCGTCAATTTCTCCATGCTTTACTGATGCTAAGAAATCGTATAACTCGTTAAAGAAAGTAGTTAATGCCGTATCTAATTCTTCTACGGATTTTTGAATAAACTGGGCGTCTGAAAACATGTAGGTAAAAGATGGAGTTAGTTCTTGGATATTCTCTGAAGCCCTATAAATCTCTGTTAGTTTTTTATCAAAAAAACTCTTTGTTGGGATCATAATTCCACCTCAAATTCTTTTACTGTAACAGTTTCAATTTTAGGGTTTAAATGGTATTTTTCCCTTAATTCTTGCTCAATTTCTTTTAATTGCTCCATAGTTAATTCTTGGGGTAATTGAGCTATTAAATAGAACCTAACTTCCATCTTTACCAGCC